AATATCAATCTCTTCTTCTTCAATATCTGTCTGAATCGTCTCAAGCTCGTCTTCTTCGGCTTCAGACAGCGTATCTGCCTCTTGAAGCTCTTCAAGGCGCTCCATCTTGTCTTCAGGAAGCTGCTCTTGGAGTGCTTCAAGTTCGTCTGTGTCAACTTTCGACATGACTTCCCATTGCTCGGGGTCAACAAGCTGCCGAACAGTGAGGTTCATTACGTCGCCGCCAATATCAACGTTAATAGAACCACGCCACTCGGCACCTTTTTCGACCTTTTCTCGGGCGCTAAATAAGTCACTCACGTAAAATGCGTACTGGCTTATTATTGGTGGAAACGCTCAGGCCACTTGTATTTAAAATCAGGAAGTGGGTTGCCCATATATTCCCATAGTTCTTTTGACTGCCCGACAGTAAATTGAGCATTACATTTTTCCGAACCATCTTTACGTTCTGAAATATTGTAATTACTTGGTGCTGGTAGTCCAACATTTTTGAACATTTGGTCTACTTTGTCTGTGTTATTTAATTCATTAGCCATCGCAATAGCAATATTGTTTTGTGTGCTGTGATTATTCCAATTTCCATCACCACAATACCAGTGTTTTAACACAGTCGGTGTTAGTTCTATATTAGCAGGCCATACTTTTTCACCACTATTATACCAGTCAGCAAATTGTTGTAGCTCAGGATGTGACATAGACCGCCACCTATATACATCTGAGTAATTTTTTGCTTTGGCATTTGGTCTAAATCCTCTATTTCTAATTTGTTTCGCAGATTCTTTTGCTGTTTTTGCTAACGCCACATCACTACCCAACACACCAAACTGGTTTGCGATATATTCGAGATAATTAGGGCTAACCATCTCAACTTGAATATACGGGTTTTTATTATCAGTATAAACACCACCATCGCCCATTAACAGACCTGTAATAATTTCACGCTGGCGGTCTGTAAAACTTAGAAAATCACATGACCCTCGTGACCAGTGACCACCAATTTGTTGATACTCATTACCGCACTGCTGACAAACATCTCCCATACAATATTATACGTAGCCTATGTATAAAAAGGTGTTGCTTTGGCTACGCGTGTTTAAATATAAAAAAAAAGAGTGACGCTTACTCGTCTGTATCGAGCGTACCGTCGCGGTACTTGGTAGCCATCCCATCAACAGCGTACTCAATCGGGTCACCACTCGACCCACTAAGCTCACGAGTACCAGCGTAAGCACCAGTTAGCGTACCCTTATATTGCTGTGCCTTGACAATAATCTCAAGCTCGACGGCGCGGCCATTTTCGCTCGCCAGCCCGCTGAACAGTTCAGCGTCTTCCCCCTCGACAGTGAAATCGAACGTATGCTCAACGTCACCGCGAGAGATGCCAAGCGCTTCGGGGTTGCCGACGCCGCTCAGACCACTAAGGTCTTCGTCAGAACTAACTGAAAAGTCAGCCACAGAGATGCCAGCCGTTCGGCCAAGCTCTCGTGTACCAGTTCGAGTACCGCTGTCGTTGCGCAGCACACGGCTGACAATAAGCGTTACGTCATTCGCGTTTGTAGGGAGCCATGTCATTAGTTAGCACCTCCGTTACGGATAACATCACCGACGACAATATCGACGGCAATTGTGTCCATATAATCAACAATATCAACACCAATAGTTACGTCTACCTCAGATGGAGTACCACCTTCCGAAACAGACACGACAGAATCATCAAGCAGACCACTGTCTTCCATCTCCTCGTAGGCGGAGCGGTGCCCTTCAGCAAGCTGAAGTCGATTATCAGCCGTGTTTCCTTCACCGACGAAACTTTGACTAATCTGATTGGAAATTTCAGCCACTTCGTCTGTAATCTCAGACCACGCCACGCGGTTAAAGCGGGCATCAGACGAGGTTGTCGTATCCTTCACGACCGTAATCTCGCCACGGTCTTGAAGCGGATACACACCCTCATCAATAAGTGTTGCGGCGGTCTGATTCGACGGCGACTGCGCGAGCGACACAATTCCACTCAGCGACTCACCAGTAGTCGAATCACCAAGTTCCGAACCACTCTGTGCGCCAGCGACCGCACCGACAGTGCGCACTTCCGCTGTCTCTGCTACGTCAGTAAATCCTCGCGCAGCCGAGATGGCGGCAAGGCGTCGGTCATCATACGCGTTGGTGTAGCTACCAATATTATCGTACTCGACAAATTCACCACCGTAGACGTGGGTGAAATCAAAGTCTACGTCATACTCGTTGGCTGTCGCAAGCGCGTCATTAATAACAGACACGTTTTCTGTACAGACGCCGAATGAACGCGGCACACGCTTCATCACCTCATCAACAGCGTTCGTAAACGTGGCTGCGGTGTACTCAACGTCGTAGTCAGACGACTCATCAAACGCAATTTCACCAGTCGCAACGTTTAGTTCAGCAGTGTTGGCTTCAGACGGCTGTGTCGGAGAACCGCGTGTATATGTTACCTCCACATCTGCGGCTTCAGTAGTGTCAGTAATTGTAATCGAATGTTCAGTATTGACACGCGGGTCAATGACATTCTCAGCCAGCGTGCCAGTAGCAGCCCCGCTGATTGTCTCGGTGTTGTCTGACTCCGACACTGCGGCAGCGTAGACGGTGCCCGCACCATTCTGTAGTGCGAGAGACACCTGCTCTGCCAATTCCGAACCGTCGCCAAACGCAGCTACCGCATCAGCAGCCGAGTTACACTGTACCACTTCCTCTGCCGACGCAGAACCGTTGTCGGCATCATAGCCACCAACAAGCCCCGCAGTCGTGTTAAACGCGGCACTCACCGCAACCGTGTTACCGCTACCAACAGTAACACTTGTTGCGGGGATGCCAGCAGTTACGCCGTATGTTTCACTCATGTTGTTGTGTAAGTTTCAGTTACGCTGTCTATTGTAACGCCGTTCTGAATCGCAGTAATCTGTGCTTCTTCAAGCTCGTAAATGCGCTCATATCGCACAATAATAGATAGCTCGTCTTGCCGTGTTACAGGTTCAGAGTTATCATCATCCGTGCTTGACACATCATCAATTCGTACATTGACTACATCATCGTGTAACTGTGACACGTCTTTGAGCGGTAGTGTGTACGACTCAAAATGTGTCTCAAGCGCCTCATAAATGGCTTCTTTGACAGATTCAGATTGTGCGGCGACAGTGACAGTAAACTGAGCCTCCTTCACCACAGCGTACTGGTAAATAACGGGGGTTCCGTTAATAACCTCTTTAACACCAGTATTATTATTCATTGGCACTTGCCGATACGCATCAGTATGGACAAGCGCAGGCAACTGTTCTTCTGACTCAGGATACTGCTGGCTAATATTACCAGCATTTACTAACCCATCAACTGCTGTCTCAAGCTCGTCGTAAAACGCGACTCGGATAGTCTCTCGTGTAGCCATGTTATCTTACCGCATTACGCAACGCATTTGCCGCAGCTTTACGGAAGCGTAGTTCTGTATCGAACCATGCTGGCCGCATAAATGGGTGTGCGTAATTACCTTCTTCGATAATTGTTCGAGCAATCAATACAGCAGATGTAAATACATCTCCTTTCTGTGGTGTTACAGGTTTTGTTTCCATCCACCGCTGTATAATGCTCACAAACTGTGCGAACCCCGCATAGCCGCTCAAATTAAATAAATCATCTTCGGGCGGCAAATCTATATCGGGTGAATCAAATGGGAACTGTGCTGGTTTGCCCGCAGTGTCTTGTGTTAACTGTTCACTTCCACGCCAATAGTTTTCTGTACGGTCGCCAGTACCGTATTCAACAATCGCAGCATGGGGTGCGATACCAGCGTCGGTAAAGCACGTAAACGAAACAGTTTTTGCTCCAACGTCTACGTCTGTTTTAATAGACCGATGAAGACGACCACTGCTATCAGCGTCTTTTTGAACGTACACTTTTGCTCGCTGTTGGAGCATTTGTAACACACGCCCAACACGTTTGCGGATTTCTGAACGAAGGTCGTCTTTTACATCATCAATAGAATCAATAACATCGTCTATGTTAGATTCTATTTTAATCGTCATTGCCTTCGGACGAAATCAATCTGAAAAAAGTTGGCTTCAGACGGCGTGCCATCTGCGGCAGCGTCGTTCGGATGGCCGACGACCGTATCAACTTCATATTCAACGCCACCGTAAGTAATACGGTCGTTTGTCTGAACATCGACGGTATCTGCCGCAACGACTAATCCGCCGAGCGAGCCGTTGATACGTTCACCAGTAATCTCGTCAGACACAGACTCTTGTGGCTCAAATAACCACACCGACTCGGTATGCTCTTCGAGTGTTTCTGTGGTATCGTCTAACGCGGTCTGTGATACTGTCGGTCGGTTGAATGTTACTGTTCGTGACCGACTTCTGATAATCCGCGTTATCATGCGTAACGAACTGTTACGTGAAATACCACTTGCTCTCATCCAATATATGCGCTTGTGTTTGTAAACTGAAGGTCTTGCTCGTTTGTGAAATTCACTTCAGACTGGTTTAACCCGCGACTAACCTGATTCATCCACAGTTCAATCTGTTGAGATGAATCGGGGTCGGCGTTGGTCAGCGAAATTGACTCGTTCGCAATATTGTAGCTGTCAATGTTAATATTTTCAACAGCCGACTTGACAGTAATACAGGTCCACGCTTTAAGCGCCTGTCCGTAATTAATGTCGTTATACCATTCAGACGAGCCTGTCCGTCCGTATAGTTCTCGCTTGGCGTCTTCGAGCAAACCGTCTAACTGTGATTCGGGGACACCATCCTCAGCGTCATCGTAACTGGTTGCGTCACGCACGGCTGTTTTTAGTTCATCATCTGCCGTAAGTGCGAAGTCGGGTAGTGTCATTAGAATAGTGACATAACAGCATCAATGGCAACGTTGGTGCCTTGAATGGTTGCTAACGCAACAAACGCGCCTTTCGCAAGCAGCCACCGACGCTCGTTATCAGAAATGCGATTTTCGTGGTCCGATAGTGTCTCATCTACATCTATTTCACGGTAGGTCGGCTCGTAATTTTCCGCACTCATAATAAAAAAAGTGTGCGGCTACTTACTTAGAATAGCGCAGAAACTTCTCGATTCTGCGCCACGCTGAATCGTTCATAAGCGCCCATCTTTAGAAGAGGGCGCTAACGTTCTCAATCTTCACCGCGTCGTACGCGATAGAGCCACCACTACCGTCGTCAGTCTGGTGGCTACCGAAGCCGAACGCCTGACCAGCACGCCAGTAGTATTCGTACTCAAGCTGGCCGCCGTTCTTGCGAATCGGCTCGTCAATCATCGTCGGCTCGGGCTGCTCGTAGAGGCTGAAGAAGTCCCCACCGTGGTCGGGGATGAGATACATCACGTCGTCAGCGTCGCCGTTATCAGCCGCAGGCAGGTTGCCCGTAATGTCGAACTGAAGCGTATCAGGCTGGTCGGGCGCGGTACGCAGACCAGTCTGCTCGGGAATAAGGAAATCGCCACCAACAATAGACGACCCAACACCAGCCGCGTCGTCGCCCATGTCCATCCACTGCGACTTCAGCGCGGCACCGTTGTTCGCGTCAATGGTGTTCCACTTTGCCCGAACGCTGTGGGGCCACGCAACGTAATCCCACCCATCGTCAGCATAAATACCCTGCGTCTTCTCGTACGCAACACGCTGAATAATGTTCGACGGCTGCCCGTTGTCGATGGAATAACGCGATGTGTAATCACCAGCATTGATAACGTTCTCAGACGGAATATTGTCATCAAGCCAGTCGAAGACACCAAGCTCGGCCTGATTACCGCCCTCGTCAGTGACACCAAGCAGGAACTGAAGGTCTGCCTGAATGTCGAACATCTCCATCACGGCGTCTTGCGAACGCTGGACCTTCTCCTGCGCACCGCCAATGTTGAGGTCTTCCGCATCCACAGTCATGCCGTGGGTCATACGCGGAATCTCAACGTCGTCACCGAGGTAGCGGACAATATCGACATTGCCAAGCGCCTCACCAACGCCAGTTTCAGGAGTCGCAGTGTCGGAGTTGTGGTCTACATAGACCCCATCCCCCTCTTCGACCTTGCGAGTGCCGCGGTCCATGACCGTAACCTCGGCCATCTCACGCCGCATGCCACGACGGTCACGCCCCTCGCGCTCAAGCATTACATCTTCGTCAGGCTCAACAAGCTCCGTAAAGTCTTCTTCAGTATGGAAGGAAGTAGTTGCCATTTATCTTACACCTCAGCCCGCGGCTCGGCAAACAGCCGAACGCGCACGGGATAATCAAACTCGTCCATCGTCCCACCGTTCTGTCGGGCAGGTCGATACGCCTCGCCAAGTGCGAGGAAATTACCATTCGAGCGGTTAAACGTTGTTGCGCCGTTCTCGTAGCCCTCTTCGACTACACGACCAACAACACCACTCGGCGCATCACCAGCGCCATCATCAATAATCCCCACAACAGACTTGTGGGTCACAGCGGGAGCAGCCCCACCGCTGTCTTCAAGCGTGCGAATACGAACCTGCGCCGCGCTCTCAGACTCCTGATACTGAACACGGTCGTCAGTCTCGTAGTACGGACCTCGCACGTCTTCTTCAGTCTCAGCAGCCATCGCCTGCGTATCATAGCGAGCAAGGCCAAAGCCGTCTGCGGCGTTAGCAAACGTAAGCAGGTCTACGCCGCTGCCCTCGTCAGAAACGAGTTCGCCAGCGTAAATCTGTTCGTTCGCAAGCCCCGAAACGGGAGAACGGTCGGCCTGCTCGACGTAAAATTCAACTGCCATGTGTATGTCTCTCGGTTATATCGTACTGTGTTATTATGCGTTATGCCCACGCGGGTACGTCTTCCCCGCCTTCGAGCCGCCGTTGTTTGTATTAGACGGCGACGAGTCAGTACCAGCCTTCACACTCGTTCCATCCCCAACAGCGTCGATGACCTCTTCACGCCGCTCAATCTCGGACTCAAGCGCGTCAAGCGACTCGTCTTCCCACTCGTCACGCTCGGCACCATACTCAACAAGTGTATCAAGCGCCTCTTCATGCTCTTCGGCCTGATACTCTTCAAGCTGGTCGCGGAGGTCTTCAACCTCCTCAGCCTCACCAGCGGCTTCGTCAGCAGCCTCGACAAGCGCCTCGACCGCATCGCAGACACACTCGTCATCATCATAGCTGACGGAAATATTATCGAGGCTATCAAGATGCGTCTCAATCTCAGACTCCATCTCGTCTACAGCCTCGCGCAGTTCGTCTCGCTCTTCCTTAATCTCAGCAACAGCATCGTTCTCTTCGACAATGCGGTCAGCCGAGAGGTCAGGAATGTCAAACTCAGTCATTGTATCAGTAGTGTTATCAACCCACGGTTTGTTTTCTGTCGGGCAGTCGTGAGACTCTGCCGCTCGCTTAATGCGTGCTTCAAGCGTGGACTGCTCAACGTCGTAATCGCCGCTACCACGCAGGTTCCACGCATCCTTTACATCGTTACAGTTGTTTAGCTCGTACTTCGGCTCATCATCGGCTGTCTCAGATGGAGAAATACCGTACCAGTCACCATCTTCTTCGTACAGCCCACTTGGGGCGTCTACAACAGCATCACACGGACAGTTGTTTACAGAATCCATTGATTCACGCACAGGCCAAATAGAATCTTCATCGACCGTTGTGACCATTTCTGTCGAGTCACCATCACGGTCCATAATTTCTATCATTACCCCATCCTCATCGGAGGGGTTGTGCGCAACTATCGCATCAGCGACCCACCGAACACGGTCGCCTTCAGAAAACATGTTCTCTTCCATTGTCATGCTTTCTTTCGTCTGATAACTTGTCGTTGCGTCAACAGATTCTACAACACGACCATGCTCAAAGCCGTCAATCTTACAGCCGTGCTTTTCAGAACAGCGCCCTTGCTCTACAGCAGCAATGTGGTTTCCATACATATCTGTTTGGAACCCATCTACTTCGCTGCTTTCAACAAGGCTACCTACGTCACCATCATACGACGATAGCGTTCGGTTGTAGAACCCAACCGACACTCCTTGATGCTCGTCAAGAAATGCTTGCGCCTCATCATCTGCGACAGGCACATACAAATCTTCGAGCAACTTTTCAGCATCGTCGTCATAGTGCGCGTTTCGCCAAAAGCCGTGAATGTCGTTTACGTCTTTGACCATCCCCGTCTCGGGGTGGCGAATCGTAAACGGCACATTGTCAAACGACCACGCCGCTTTCCGCAGTTCTTCTGCGGGCTTTGTATAAATTTTAACGTCGTCGTTTTCAATGTACGGCTGTTTAATTGGCCGCGCAACAGTTACGTCTGAAATCTTATAGAATTTGTTTGTGTCGAACGCGCCTTCGAGGTCAGCAGGAGCGTCAACTGTAACGACATTCTGTTCATCCCACTTAAAAGACTCACCACTGTCTGTGGTGATAGCATCTGCTGTGTCAAACGCCGCCACAGCAGCGTCGTGGACAAATGTCGGCTCCATTGCTCCTCGAATTAACCGTACTGATATATTACACGTATTTACCCCTTGCTCTCAAACGCGTTAGATTGCTTTCTAAGCGACTTTTATTCTATATAATGGATACCACTTACAGCACAGAAAAATCCAATAGCGCGGCAGTCAGACTGTTTAAATTCGTTCTGCTACTTTCTTCGCAATAGCGTCAATGGTATCTTCATCAAGCTGGTCAGCAGTCGGCTCTTCAGAAGCAGTCGTCTGCCCTTGCTCCATACCGCCACCATTCTGCCCAACACGCGGATTGCCTTCCATCTCCATATTGCTGTTCTTCAACACGGCCTCAGTACCCATCTGCGCCACGTTAAGCGTCGTAAGGAACTCTTCTTCCTCTTCGGTAAACTCATCGTTCCAATCGATATTTGTATAGGCCCACTCTTCTTGAAGAATACTGCGAGCCTCTTGTGGGGTTAGCACAAAGTTATTAATACCAGCAGAAAGCGTCTGTGTAATCCGAGACAGCCGCTCTGCGTTATCAAGTTCTGAAAGCTTGAACAGCGGACCCCACTCAACGTCAAAGTCGCTGTCGTAATCCGCAGCCGTGCGATTATCAACAAGCTTCAACACATGATTGACAAACGTGACCATATCCTCATGAAAGTCAGTCTGTCGCATACGCTCAACCTTGTTAAAGTAGTTCTTAATATCAGTCTCAGAACCACTAACAGTACCGCTCTGTGACCCGAACAGGACACTCTTTGTCATTTCCGCCGTCGCACAAATCTGGTCAAAGAGTACGTCAAAGTACGGCTCGGGTTCTAACTGCCCATCAGTAGAGAAATCTTCAATATTGTAATCAGATGGCGTAATCAGTTCCGACTTTGCGTTAAGATTACGCATGTTCTGATTAGCTTGGTCAAAGTCTTCATCATCAGCATCTTCAGGCATCTCGATGTGATACATCTTTGACGCATAGCGGAAGATGGTTTCCATCAGCGACCAGTTGCCTTTCTTCAATCCTCGAAGAAGATGATACGAAGATACCAGCACGCTGTCTCCTTCCCACCGACCAAGCGACTCATCATCTAAATCACCATCAACAGCTGTGTTTTCAACGTGGTGCCATACACGATTGCGGTGATAAAACTTCACATCATCAATCGCATCTTCATTCCCGACCCACTCGGGTGGACCAATAAGATAGCCAAGCGGCTCTTTATACGTCTCACTCTGCGGGTCGGTGTCCATCACAATACCAGTTGGGCGGACCTCGTAATTAGTGTATTCGAGGTCTTTAAGTGGGTCTGCTTCAGCACCAGCGGGAATAGCACCAACGTTTGTTTTATACCGAGCCATATCATCAAGCGTGATGTTTTCAAGCTTTTTGATAGACTCGACAGTCACGTCGTCGTTCATCGGGTCTTCCCACACACCAGCACTATCGTCATCAAGTACAAAAAACGTTAGCGCAAATCCATCCCGACGCGACTTCTTCCGCACACGTTTGTAGTGATTTACATAATTAAATTCGTTAAGAATAGAACGAATATTACGTTCTCCATCGTGGTGAATCTCAAACCCATTTTTAAACGCGTCTTCAACAGGCTTATCAACAAGCGTCTTTCCGAGCGAGGTGCGGTATAGCCACCGAAGCTGATTAATCGTCGGGTCGTCCATCAGCTTGCGCGGGTCTACCTCGTCTGCGCTATCACCGACAGACGTACCCACACCTTGTGTGCGTGCTGCTGCTGTCTCATTATACGTCCGAGAACCAACCTTACTCGTCGTGTTGTTCTCGAAACTTGTCGTCGCGTCGTTGCTCAACTCAATGTCAAACTCACTCATGTGTTAGTACCCCGCACGGTTGTGCGAGCCAATCCGCTTCAATGTACGCGTACTGCCAAATTTGTTCGCAGCCACCCACGCATAGACAAATGCTTGAAACGCGTCATCGTTTCTATCATTTAAAACTTTCAACTTCTTCTTCCCATCTGTTGTCTCAACGCGGTCAGTGTACGGGGCTGTCAAATGGTCGATGAGTTTTTGTTTTGTGCCATCCCGCCCGTCGCTCATTCCATCCGTGGGGATTTCAAACCGACCAGCCTTAAAGTCACTCACCATATTCTCAATCATGTGCGTACGGGCCACAGTACAATACGACGAATCTTTATACGTAGACTCTTGGAACTTCGGCTGGTCTTTATCTTTAATATTACCGTAGATTATGCCACACACGTTGTCATAGCCATCCGTGTTCCACAGATTGTTACCATTTTGTAAGTCTTCACGTTGTTTGGCACCATACCCCTCGTCTACGGCAATACGGTCGGCCTCATAATCGCGGATATACTCTTCAACTTTTTCTAACTCGTCTTGTTTGTTGAGGTCGGGGTCTAAGAAATCAACGTTGAGAATCGGCATCCGATACGTGTCATCATCT